CAAAGTGTATAGGTAAGCCAGCCAAAAGGCACGTCATGTCACGGCGGGAATGGAACACGCCAGTTCGTGAGCCTTGGTGCCCAGTGATTTATTGGCTGCTCAAGGCGATTGACCTACACACCCAGCGGTATCTGGAGACTGGGGAGCGGTGGCATGTTGACGCGGCGAATGACCTGCGCCGTTACGTTGCCGAGCTAAAAGACCGAATCCACCGCGATGAAGGTCGGTAGATCACCATTTTTCCTTGTCAGCCCAGTAAGCCGCTGACATTTTGCCCTTGGCGATGTTGGCCGCATGGCGTGCCTTGAATGATGCCCTTCTGGCCTTGTCTGCTGCTGACTCTCCTTTTTGCGCTGGTGAGCCTGACACGCCCTGTTGACCGAACCTGATCAAACGGATTTTTTCGCCTTCTTTCGCCAAAACCGCATGAGATTTGGTCGGATGGCTTGGCGTGCGCTTCGGCTTGTTGTAACCATCGAACTTTTCGCCTCGGTATTCAATCGCCATCTTCCCCATCATCCGTGCAGGTAATGACCTCAACGCCCTCGGCCAGCCTGCCCATCAATGCGCCGAGAATTTCTGGGTTGTTGGGCGTCGGGAAAATAAACCGGCCTTCAATCATGCCGTCAGCACACTTGAGGTAAGTGCAACTGCCTTCCCAAATTCTGCCGTTCATTTTTTCGGCTTGCGTTTTTTGGCGGTTTTAGCTGCTGCCTTGAATGCACCCTTGTCTGGGTAATCGGCTTCACCGGGGCGAGCCTTGCGCTCTTTGGCGCCCTCTTCCATCCGTTTGCGCTTGGCGTTGATGTTGGCGTACAAGCCGGGCTTTTTAGGTGCCATCACTTTTTACCTTTGGGTTGCTTGCGGGCCTTACCGGCTTCGCTCAAGGCAATAGCAATGGCCTGTTTACGGCTTTTGACGACCGGACCTTTGCCGGGACCTTGTTTGCCGCTTTTCAGTGTTCCGGCCTTGTACTCGCTCATCACCTTGCCGATCTTCTTTTCGGCTTTGGTCGGTTTCTTGGCCATGGGGCAACGGCAAGTGATCCAACTTTAGGCCGGACTTATCCACCCAGCCAATGCTGTCGTCGTCCAGCTTCTGCAGTCTGGCTTCAATGATTGCCTCGCCGTGTTCGACCTCTACCCAATCGGAATAAACGCGACCGTCTAGGTAATACCTAATCTTTGGGAGGTCCATACAGCCGCTGCAACTCAGCCAGCGTAACCTCGCTGCCATCTTCCCGCACCATTCGTGCCAAGGCGTCCTGCGGACCATATTTGTTGGACAGCTTGGTGAAATAAGCAGCACGATTTTCACCCAAAACTTCATCTTGGTAAGCCGCAGGCTGTTGCTTGAGCCATTGCCCGTAAGTAAGGCTTCCTTTCACCGGACCATCAGCACTGGCGCGAACCGACGGACCTGTACCCCAATCCGGCGGCGGAATGCCCAAGCCTTTGTAATCAATGATCGGGATTGTTGTTGACCGGCAGTTGAAATGAACAGGCGGAACGGGCCCCTTGCCGTAAACGTATTCCTTGCCATCAAGGCTCCGGCAAATTGCTGAGGTCCGGCTATCCAATGTGGCAACGTACCTGTACTTTTTGGTTATATCGTCGTTTGCTCGGTAAACCTGTTCACTGGCGGCGTTGGCAACCTGTTGAACGCTCGTGCGAACAACGGTCAGAACCTGATGGTCAGCCATTCGGGTCAGTTCGCCACCGGCTAGGGCTTGCTGTCGTGCGGTCTTGGCCAGATCACCAAATTCAAGGTTGCCGACAAGGCGATTGGCAATTTGCGCGGTCGGTTCACCGGTAAGAATTCCAGTCCTGACAATGGCGTTGAACTTCTGCGCCTGTGATTCGGCTAGGCCGCGAAATGCCTTTTCGACTACCTCACCATTGGGCAGCGTGATCGCAGCGCCTTGGCCAGCGGTCAAGTTAAAGCCACCGGTGCCGGGCAGGGTGAAGTTCAAGTCGGTGGGGTCAATGGATGCAACGCTGGCAGCAAAGTTCGGTGCAACCTCAACGGTATTGATCTGGGCTAAGGCATTGACCTGTGACGGCAGCAATTCGCGCTGATCAACAATTCCGCCACTTACGGCCAGCCTGATTTGTTCGGTGACAAATTCACTTTGCAGCTCCGCCAAACCCTGCAGTTCAGTGGCGACATATCCTGTACTGCGACCCGCCCATCCGTCCAAGGATTCCTTGAGCTGGGCAAGGATCACGCGGAGCCGTTGGGCTTGAACCGAGGCGGGGCTAACAATGCCTGCACCGGCAGTAGCTTGGCCAAAGTTGATACGGCGTAAGTCATCAACCGCGCTCAGCACTATGTCGTTGTAATCGCGGACAATCTGTTTGGCGACGGCATTGCCGAAGCGGTTTAGATCAATGGCGTTGCGGTAGATATTGGCAACAGGATCTTTGCGGTTAATACGCCGCTTGAATTGCTCAACGTTGAGCAGGCGAGGTGTAACGCCTGATTGGGTCATTATTCAGGCAGGACAACGGGTTCTTGGTCATCTTCCTGCATCATCTCTTCGCTGGTGATGTCTTCACTGCCAAGGTTTTCAGGACCACCCATTTCAATCAACCCGCCAGATTGGGTTGCCTCCAGTTCTTCCTCAACGTCGAAGTCATCGCCCAGCACTTCGCCCTCAGCCAGTTGATCCAACAGCGTTTTCTGGCTGATTACGCCAGCGGTGTAGGTCTGCAGCAGGGCAAGAATTTCGGCAGGCTCAAGGCGTGCAGCGATGAAGTCGCGGTTGACGAAGCTGCTGCCCGATTGCGGCAGGCCAAGGTAATCAGCGTGATACCGCAGGCAGTTGTCGATTAGATCCTGCACCTGTTGAGCAATGACCATCATGGTGCTGTCGCCTTGGCTGCGGTCAATCCGCTTGGCCTCGGCAGTTTCGGCGCTCAACTTCTGGCCCAGCACGGCGGACAGACCCAGCTCGTTAATCTGCGCGGCGATCTGCTCAAGGCGGCGGAACTGAGCCTCAAAGCTCTTGCCACCCGGTTCGATGTACTCGGCGCGACCCTCGGCGGGAAGGGCAAGGGCTTCAGACGGGCCGGCGCTGATTTCTTCGGCGGAACTTGGGAAGCCAAACAACGCCAGCATCGGCACGGCGCTGATATGCAGCATGTTGTCTAGATCGCTTTGGATCTGATAGGTCTTCAGGTTCAGCTCTGCGATGTCTTCCAGCGGCGGGCGGGATTCCAACAGGCCAGTGCGGTTTGCGTAGGCGACGGCAAAGGGAATGTAATCAAGGCTGGTGGTGCCGGAAGCAACTTCAACGAACGCACCTTTGGTGTCGTCTTGACGGAAAATCTGATAGGAGCCCGGACGCAGGACACGAACCTGCTCAACGTACTTTTCGCCAAACTCACCGTCGGGCACGACCACCCGCTCCATCAGGCGCAGCATGGTCAGACGTTGAGCGCCATTGGTTACTTCAGAGCGCCACCCCAAAATATCGCGGGGCACATAAGTACACCAGTACGGGCGCAGGCTGGCCGCGTCGGTGATGTTCTGCAGTTCGTCTCCAGAGTCAGAAGGGAAATCAACTAAAACACCGGCGTGACCGTAGCGGACCATTTTTCGGGCCAGCTCGTAGACAAAAATATTCAGGTCATTGCCTTGGAGGTCTACATCAAACAGTTGTTCGCGCAGGACATCGGGCACATCGTCAAGACGGACTGGCTTACGGGTCAACATGCCGGCCAGCATCCGCTCAAGGCGCTGGTAATACGGCGGGCAAACTGAACGGGCCAAACGGTTGTCGTAGGACTCGTCTTGTTCGCGGGGTTCCTGCGGCAGGTAACGGCGATGCTTACGCCGCATTCCGTAGGTGCCCTCCAGCAGGTCTTCAATCAATATCCAATGTGCTTCCTGTGCAGCCCAAGCGCCGTTGGGATCTTGCACCTGCGTTGCTGTGCGCGTCAGCAGCCGGTCATAATGCCGAAAACCGGTGTAGGTCATTCTTTGCGCCTAGCCATACACAAATTCTATGGTTCTAGGTTAGGCCTAAATAATGACTGGGCCTCCGATACCGCCACACACGGCGTCCAGCCTTACGGACAGAACCGACCCAGCGCGGGTAGTTTATTCGGCTTCGTCGGCGCGGGTGATCTCGTCTTCTAGAGCTTCGGCAGCTTCGTCAAAGCCTTCGTCGTAGAGCCACTGTTGAATGGCGGTGAGCATGGCGGAAGCAGCCTCGTTGAACTCGTAACAGGCGTCGTCAACGGTTGAGTCGAAGGCGGCTTCAAGATCGCGCCAGAGGGGTGCAGACATTGCGATGTTGCGGCGGCTTCAGGGTAGCGGCAAAAGAAAAGGCCCCTTCGGGGGCCCGAGAAATCAGTTGAAAAGACGCTTGACTTCGATGTCGCGGTTGGTTGCCGGATTGAACTTCATCAGAACGACAATGGCGTCAGGGCGCTCAGCATGGCCACGTTCGGCTGCAGCCATGGCGGCCTTGCGAGTCATCATGCCGGTCTGAGCGATGCCGTTGACTTCAAGGAAAAACATTGGTCTTGTGTGTGGTGGGGTCGCCCCCTGTCCCCTAATTATGGGGTATACCCCGTGGGTTTGGCAAGCACCCCAGTGGCCAGTTCACAAATCGTCAGTACAGCCTGATGCCAGTGCTGCGGCCCGCGTTCGCGTGAAGCGGGTTGAACTCACGCCAGACCACGTACCCCAAGGCGTCAACCATGTGATCGTGCCCAGCCTCCTTGTCCGGCTCGCCCTTCTCTGTCCAGCTCTGCAGCTCAAGGCATTCGATCAGCCGCGTGCAGCCCTGCGCCACCGTCAACCGCACCTCGCCCTTCCCGTTTTCCAGCAGTGCCTGAACAGCAGACACCCGATCACGAACAGCAGGGTTAGACCGCCCAGATTGATTGCTAAACCCGTAGGACTCCAATATTTGTATATCAGTCCGGGAGGCGTTGGTGGAGCGATTGCCGCCTGAGGCGTCAGGGTAAACGTAAATACGGTGATCGGGATAACGGCGTTTAATTTCTTGCGCCAGTGCATCAGTGTCATGTGCTCCGCTCACTTCATCGACGATGGCCAGTCTGTTGCCATTCCTAACACCAATCACGGCAGACATATTCGCAACGTTGAAGTCAACGCCCACGCGCAATGGTTCGTTACTGAAGTCATTAACGGTCGCCACTACATGCTTTGCACGATCAAACCTGTCGTACACCTGGCCGGTATTTAGGTTCACCCATTGGCCTTCCAAATACGACTTGATTAACTGCGGCGGATAATTCGCCATCAGGCTGTCAACAAACCCGTCGGGCAGGTACGGGTTGTCCATGGTGCGAGCACGGATCAGGGCCGTGTCTTCACCGGCGTTGCGGTCGAACGTATCGAATGCCCAGCCGTAACCTTCGGGCGTGGTGGCAGCGTAAAACTGCTGCACGTTGCCAGCACGAAGACGGGCCAGAGCCATTCGTGTTGCCTGCTCTGCTACCCGCTTGTTTGCCGTGTCGGCCTCGTCAAAGCCAATGGCGCAGAGGTTCTGACCACGAATGCGGTTCCACGTCTCCATCGTCCGCAGAAGGATGGTGTGGCTGCCCTCGGCAAAGTGCAGGGTGTATTCAGGCAGCGGGCTAACGCGGAAGTCAAACGGAATCTCCCATTCTTCCAGCAGGTCATCCATGGTGCGCTGGAGGATGTCACGCAGCATCGGGGCGACAGGCTCAAACAGGGCGCTGACGTGGCCGATGTTCAGAGCTGCCATGTGAACGGCCTTGGCTACGAGGCCATGGGTTTTGCCGGCACCGAATCCGCAGACGAGGGCGAGCTTGCGGTGTTGGGTGTCATCACAAAAGGCCAGTTGATGCGGCAGCAGCGTTTGCCGAATGCGATCTAAGGCCTGTTGGGCTGTTGGTCCTGAGGCTTGGCTTGACGGTGGATCGAGGAGGAAACCACCGGGAGCGTTGGCGAGGAGGCTCAAGTATCAAGGCCGATGAGTTTGGCTTGAAGCTGAACGGCGTTGAGGGCGACTTGGGTTTGACCGCGTTTGTAAGCGGACTGTTCGTAGGTACGAAGGCGGCCTAGGGCTTCGGCAATCCATGCCGGACGGGTCATGGCGGCGTCTTCTTCTAGGCGGATACGAGCACGTTGGATGTATTCATCGGCCTGCCGCGCAGAGCATTTCCACTGATTGGCTGCAAATTGAACGATCTGACCACGCGATTGTCCTTCGGTCAAAAGACCGTAAATAGTGTCAACACGGAAGTTGACTTCGGCAGCAGTTGAGCGTGCCAAGTTTGCGGGAAAAAGTGATAGGAACAGGATAAACCCAAAAGGTAAAGAATGGAGCGGATATGTCTCAGATTGGGACACTTGGGACAGCCTTGGGCGAGACATGGCGGTGCGCGGCGCCGAACCGAAAGACTTTCTGGAGTGTCATAGGGGGCACTTGCGCCCCAGTTAAAAACCGCTAGCTTTTGAAAGCAATTTTCGCAAGGAGCAAATTCCTGCAAGCCATGGCAAAAGCCATTTTTCTGCGTTTACCCGACGATTTGGTTTGTGACCTAGAGCGTTACAAACCCAAAACAATGTCCCTGACTGGGTATTGCGCCTTTCTAATCGAGTTAGGGGTTGACAGGCCAGTTACGCTGGCGGAGCGACCGAAGGGAAGCGAAGCCTCTATTTCTTCTAATAATATTATTGATACTTCTTCTTCTATTAAAAATATTCCTTTTAATAATATTAATAGTACGGTCGGAAAATCAAAATCCGAAAAGCCGAAAAAGGCCAAGCGACCGGCTTACAGCGACGAGTTCAACACCTTCTGGAAGCTGTACCAGTCAGCCCCTGATCGTGTCTCATCTCAGACGAAGCCCAAGGCCTACGACGAGTGGAGGGGCATTGTGGCGCTGGAAGGACCGGAGACCCTCCTGAAAGCCGCTACAAGGGCGATTGAGGAGCAGAAGCGGAAGATGACAGCCGGCGAGTTCGTGGGCAGCCTTCCTGACCTGTTTCGCTGGCTCCGCGACGGCAAGTACGAGGTTTATCTGGAGGAGCACCAAGCGCAGAAGGCAGGGCGGACATGGAGCGCCGATCTCGGCTGCTGGATTGAAAATGACTAGCCAGCTCGCCCCGCCAACCACTGACGACTCACCATGAAGCTGTATTCACCTGATGCCCGAGGCAAGTACGTCTGGCAGGTGGCTGACGCCAAGACACGCGCCGTGTCGTACACGGTCACCACG